AGACCGCGAGGGCAACAGCTTCCGCAACATCAAGCGCCAGCAGTACTTCTTCGGCGAGGTGTCGCAGGAGCTCTGCGCGCCCAACGTGACGGAGGAGGAGTACACGATGCTCGAGGGCATCCTCACCTCTCCTGTCATCGACCTCTACCACCCCAGCGAGATCGTCGGCTGGGAGCCCGTCCGCATCGCCAAGGGCACCATCAAGCGCTCGACGGACACCCTACAGGACTTCAAGTTCGAGATAGAGCTGCCTAACGTAAACGCACAGTCGCTATGACGGATATCAGGGAATGGCTCTGCCGGCTCATGGTGCTGGCAAGGAAGGTGAACAGTGGCAAGGCCACGGAAGACGAGGCGCTGGAGTACGACTACGACCTGATGCTGCTCGTCTGCGGGGTCTGCATCGTCGGCATCGCCGCCTGCATCGCCGCCTGCATCGTCATGTCCTACGTCCCAAAAATACTATAGTCATGAAACAGTACGAGGAACTTTACATCAACGGCCAGCCGGTGAACATCGGCGACACGAACATCACGCTGGAATGGAAGAGCGTCATCTTCAGCGACATCAGCAAGTACGTCGCCTCCCACAGCTACACCATCAAGATACCGATGACCGAGCACAACAGACAGGTGTTCAAGGCATACGAGATGCTTGAGAAGGCGGAGACAAGCGAGACGAAGCTCGTCGTCGGCAAGCGGCTCAGCGCCAGGTATATCTGTAACGGAGTGGACCTCCTCGGCGATGCCAACGCCTATCTGACGGGCACCGACGGGGAGAGCTACAGGGTCACGCTGACATGGAACGCCCTCACCGGCTTCAAGGAAATGAGCGAGGAGGAGAAGAAGATCCCGGAGCTGCTTGGAGCCGAGGGTATGGTCATCCACACCGTGCCGTACGAGGACCGCTACAACTCCTTCATCAGCAGCGACCTGCTCATGAACGTGGCAGCGCTGGACTACAACAACGGTGCTACACCCGTCAGGTACATCGGCACGCTGCCGTCGTTCAAGGTGACGTGGATCATGGCCAGGCTGCTAGACTACTACGGGATCCCGCACAGTCTCAACACCATGCCCAACAAGGACGACGAGCTGCTGGACAGCCTCTACTGCCCCATGGTGACGCTGAACGACTGCCCGTCATACCAGAAGTACACGATGTTCCGGATGGACTTCGGAGCGGCGGAGGCTGCCGACGGCCACGTCGGGCTGCTGGCCTCGAAGCTCGAGAACATCAACTCCTTCTACCAGACGACGTTCATGAACGAGCGCGTCGGACCCATGCGCCATCCTGACCGCCAGCAGTACTACAAGGGGTGGTACGGCAAGCGTGAGCTGATGAAATACAGGGTAAGGCCGCATATACGCCTGTTCATCAGCGACAGGGATATAGACACCGAGACGAACATCCACACGTCGCAATGGCTGGAGGCCTTCATCCTGCAGAACGTGACGCTGGAGCTGATGAACAACACCGACGAGGGCAACGGCAACTCCGCACTGTCCGTCAAGCCGTCATACGTCTCCGGCGAGTGGAGAAGGAAGCTCTCCGATACTGAGGTCGAGGTGTTCTACGAGGTGCGCTTCGACAGCGACCAGGAAGAGGAGGTGGACACCTGCGACAGCCTGAAAGAGGAGGTGGAGATCGGGTCGCCTGACATGATCAAGTACGCGCAGAGGGAGAGGCGTTTCATGCTCAAGGGCGTGTCGAGGGCGTTCTTCTATGAGCTCCCTGCATTCGACATCGAAAAGGGTGTGCTCTATTCCAGCAAGACGAACTATCCGCCCGCCACATACCAGAACTACGCGGTCATCACGCCGTGCCTCTCGGAAGGGTCGTACATCGAACCGTTCTCGGACGACAAGCTCGTCGGCTATGAGATGTACGTGGAACCGAACCTGCCGGACCTCAAGCCGATGGAATTCTTTAAGGGCGTCCTGAGACTGGCAGGCATGTTCCCCTACGTCGCCGGCGGCGAACTGCGCTTCGCAAGGTACGGCAAGCTCATCGACAACCTTCCGCAGGCGAAGGACTGGTCCGGGTTCATCACCGACGACCCCGTGCTGCCGAAGTCGATGGCGCTGTCCGTCTCCGGATTCAACAAGCGCAACTGGATGCGCTACAAGGACGATGACGAGGACAATCCGAAGTACTCGGGCTATTTCGACGTGGAGGACGAGAGCCTGTCGAAGGCCGACGACCTTTTCACCCTGCCGTTCTCCTCGCACGGGCAGGACTCCGACGGCCGTGCCATCGTCCCCGTCTTCACCACGGGAAGCGTCACAACGGCCTATTCGGTACCGCTGGCATGGATGAGCATCAGCTTCCTGTTCATATACATCAACCATATACAGGATATCGACGGCTTCGTGTTCAAGGAGATCAAGCCGCACATCGGCAGGCGGGTGGCGAGCTCCTACTGGACGCAGCCGCTGACGACCGAGAGCATCTTCGCCAAGAACCTCGACACCCTCTCCTTCGATGGGCTGAGCTTTGCCGACCCGGAGAGTGAGGTGCGCAAGCGCTACAGGATCTTCGAGGAGATACTCAAGACGCCGTACATCATCAAGGTATCCATGGACATCGACGAGGTGACGCTGCGTGACCTCGACTTCACCGTCCCGGTGTACCTCAGACCGTTCAGCAGCTATTTCGGAGTCATCTCCATCAAGCGCAAGAGCGACGGCGAGTGCACCGTGGAGCTTGTCAGAATCCCCAACACACTAATCAAATAGGAAGAGTTATGAACAACAAGGAAGCAGTAGAGAAGATCCTGAGCATCCGCGTGGACTACAACACGGCCATCAAGAGCATTGCGGAGTATCAGAAAAAAATCGACGGACTCAAGGAACGGGAGAAGCAGCTGAATCTTGAGTTTAAGGCCGGCAAGGTGTCGCGCACCGAGTACCACAGGGAGCTTGCCGCCATCAGGGAGGCGACGAAGGAGTATCAGACGGAGGTCCGCAACCTCTCCAAGGAGATACAGGACAACATCAAGTTCGAGAAGTCACAGGTGGACAGCGTCGATGCGCTGCGTGCCGCACTGGCCAGGCAGAAGGCGGAGTACTATGCCCTCAGCAAGGCGGAGCGCGAGTCCTCGCAGGGCAAGGCGCTGCAGGGCATAATCAAGGCTACCAACGACGACATCAAGCAGGCGGAGGAGGCCATCGGCGTCTTCTCACGCAACGTCGGCAACTACGAGGAGGCGATCAAGAACGCCTTCGGGCTGAACAACAGCTTCGCCTCCTCGCTGCTCAACATGACCAAGAGCGGCTCCGGCCTGTCCGGGATGTTCGAGAGCGCGAAGACGGCTGCCTCGTCGTTCCTCAAGACACTCACCGGCTTCCTGGCTAACCCGATGTTCCTGTCCCTTGCAGGCGTGGCAGGCGCAGGGGTTGTCTTCAAGTGGTGGTTCGACTACAACCAGGGACTGGCGGAGGCCACACGCCTGACGAAGGAGTTCCTCGGCCTGTCTGGTGACAGCCTCAAGGCCGTGCGCAACGAGATACAGGCCACGGCGGACGTCTACGGCAAGGACTACAAGGACGTGCTGAGTACTGTCGATGCGCTGATGGCCCAGTATGGGCTTAGCGCAGAGGAGGCCATGACCGTCATACAGGACGGTTTCCAGGCTGGAGCCGACGAGGGCGGCAATATGCTATCCAAGATACAGGACCTCGCGCCGCAGTTCCACGACGCAGGCATCGCCGCCGACGAGATGATGGCCATCATGGCGCAGACACGCTCCGGCATCTTCTCCGAGGGCGGCATGGACCTCATCGCCATGGCGTCGAAGAAGATACGCGAGATGGCTTCCGGCACGGAGAAGGCACTGGATGGTATCGGCATCAGCGCCAAGCAGGTGGAGGCGGACCTCACCAGCGGTGCGAAGTCCACCTTCGACATCATACAGGAGGTGGCAGCGAAGCTCAGGGAGCTGCCGCAGGACTCGCAGGAGGTGGGCAACGTACTCAAGGACGTCTTCGGACGGCAGGGCGCAGCCGCAGGCCTTCAGATGATCGAGCAGCTCGACACGATGACCAAGGATATCGAGGAGGTGAAGAAGGTCACCGGGGAATACGGTGAGGCAACGCGCAAGCAGATGGAGACGCAGAAGGAGCTGAACAACGTCGTGTCCGCCCTCTTCGACGTCACCGACAAGGGCTTCGAGGAGGCGCTGGTGTCTGCCAAGACATACATGACGCAGGGGCTCGTCGAGATGCTCAAGTGGGTCGTCAAGGCCATCAACTACACCATCGACTGGTACAACAACTCGATGATCCTCCGTGGCGCCTTCCAGTCGCTCATCCTCTCGTGGAAGCTGATGTGGAACGCTGCGAAGCTGGCCTTCAACCTCATCATCAACGGCGTGAAGTCTGTCGGACGGCAGCTGAAGGGGCTGGCCTACATCGTCGAGGGCATATTCACCCTCAACTGGAACAAGATCAAGGCGGGCTATGAGACGTTCGTGGACAATATAGGCACATACTTCAAGGAAGGGTTCGGAGACCTCAAGAGCTTCGTGACGGACACGGTGGACGATATCTCCGATGCCTTCGCCAACACCTTCAAGGGCCAGAAGCTGTCGCCGATAACCATACCCGTCACGGTGGACAACCCAGAGATTCCGGACGTGGAGGTGCCTGCGCCGAAGCAGAAGCCGTCATCACCTGCCAGCGGCGGCAGCGGCGGCGGTGGCGGAGGCGGCAAGGCCGACAGCGAGAAGCGTGAGCGTGAGCGTGCAGAGCGTGAGGAGGCGAAGCACCAGCAGGAGCTGGCAAAGATCCTTGCGGACGGCGAGAAGCGCATGCTGTCCGTCATCACCAGCAACCTCGCCCGGCAGCGTGCCGCCATCAATGTCGAGTACAACAACCAGATAGCCGCTCTCAAGACGAAGCTGGCAACCGAGGCGAAGCTCACCGAGGAGATGCGGAAGAGCATCAACGAGCAGGTCGTCAACCTCGAGAGGGAGAAGCAGCGCAAGCTCCAGGAGTTCGACGAGGCCCGCGTCATGGCACTTGCCAAGGCCAAGGAGGAGGAGCTGAAGAAGGAGATAGAGCTGGCGAAGAAGGGCACGGAGGAACGCCTCGCCCTCCAGCAGGAACAGCTCACCGTCGAATACGACAACAGGCGCAGTGTGCTTGACGAGAAGATCCGTGAGCAGTCCGCGCACGTCCTCGAGCTCTCCCGTGAGATGTCCAAGGCTGTGGAGGACGGCAGGACAGAGGAGGAAGTGGCCGCCATCGAGGCGCGCATGAACACCGAGCAGGAGCTCCTCGACACCTATAACAGCCAGCGTGAGCAGGCCGACGAGGAGCAGCGCCAGAAGATGGCCGAGGCGCAGGACGAGTTCGACAACGCACAGATAGAGAAGACGCGCCAGGTCTACGAGAACCAGATCAACGAGCTCCTCCTGAAGAACGACCGCACCTATGAGGAGCAGCGCAACCTCCTCGACCTCCAGAAGGAGCAGGCGGAGGAGTACCTGGAGATGCTCATGGAGCGTGGGGAGACAGAGCTTCAGACCACCGAGGAGTTCAACGAGGAGCTCATCAACGCCAAGCAGAACCTCGCAGACAAGGAGAAGGCCATACAGGAATACGAGGCTGAGGTGGAGAACGCACGCCTCAGTGCCGCATCGCAGGTCACGGGAAGCCTCATCAAGCTCACCGCAGCCATAGGGCAGAACAATACCGCCATGGCCAAGCTGTCGAAGGTCATCACGCTTGCGCAGATCGCCATCGACACCGGTAAGGCACTGTCCTCCGGTATCGCATCGGCAGCATCGATGCCCTATCCGTCGAACATCCTCGCCATCGCCACGACGGTGGCCACCGTGCTTGCGAACATTGCGACGGCCATCAGCACCGTCAACAGCGCGAAGTTCGCACATGGCGGTATCGTCGACGACGACGACCCAAAGAACAACGACGACAAGGTGCTCATCAGGGTCAACAAGGGCGAGATGGTGCTCAACGAGGACGAGCAGAAGAGGCTCCACCACGAGCTGACGGGCAAGAACGGGAACTTCACCGAGGCCGACCAGAAGGAGCTGTTCGGGCTGGCTGCTGGCACCGTGCAGAAGCCCGACGACTTCGCTCCCGTCACCTCGTCCTTCTCCGAGATCGGAGGCGGAGCCCCTGTCAACTCCCGTGAGATAAACGACAGCATCGCAGCGGAGAACGGCATGGTGGAGCAGATGGCGGACACCATCGAGAACATGCCCGCGCCCGTCGTGTCCGTAGAGGACATCAACGACGGCCAGCGCAGGGTGGAGGTCATCGAAAACATCGACACATATTAACGACTATGAATATCGCAGAGTTTCTCAAGAAGAACAGTGCAGTCATCGGCGCCATCAACGACAACCATATCCTGCCTGAGGATATCAAGATGCTGGATATGTACGACGAGGCAACCGCCTTGCTTGAGCAGGGCGAGAAGACATCCTTCGTGGCAGCGCACATGGCTGACAAGTACGGCTTCTCGGAGCGCCATTACTACCGCGTGATGGGACGGCTCGGGCAGAGTGTAGGCTAAGGGATCCCGACAAGCCTTTCTCCAGGGGAGGGTTGGCATACATGATGTGCCGGCCTTCCCTTTATCATGCCCGTGCGCTCATACCTCCAGCAGCTGCATGACATGGTCGCTGAACTGCGGGTCCCAGCCGTAGAGGACGTAGTCCTTCACGGGGATGTTCGTGAAGGTGTAGTCGAGGAAGAAAGGCTTGTCCTTCTCGAAGCGGTGGTAGTACGTCGCCTGTCGCTCCTGTCCGAAGGGCTCTCCCGTCATGAGGTGGTACGCGCTCCTCATGCCGTAGCGCTTGAGGTAGCCGGCCACAGCCTCCAGCGAGTATTCCTCCGTCTCGTCCTGCTGGCCCTTGTAGAGGTTGAGGTCGCCGGTCACGACAGAGGGGAAGGCGTCGAACCGTGTGCCGTAGCTCCTCATCGCCTCGACGGCGATCTGCGGGTAGCCCTTCGGCGCGTTCGACTCCCTGCGTGTCGGCCACGAGGCGAGGACGAGGATCCTGTCGCAGATGACGGGGATAAAATACTTCAGACTGCTGTCGAACCAGTCGGGGACACGTGACCGCAGTCCCGGGCGCACGATGACGCCGAGGCCCTTGATGGCGATGTCCCCCTGCCAGTAGGACGTGTAGCCGTCCGGGAGGGAGAGGGTGGAGGGGTCTGCCATCTCCGGCAGCACGTAGACGTCCGCCCTGCGCCTCAGCACGGAATCCACCTTCTCCTGCGTGCAGTGGTGGATGTTGTAGGTGATAATCTTCATGGAAAACCGCAAATTTAGTTGAAAACCGCTGCAAAGATAATCATATTTGCCGACATCTCCAAACATTCACTGCTCGAATCGTTCAGTGGAATATTCGGAAGTTTTTTCCTCCGCTGTGCCAATACCCCTAATTTTGCCGAAAAATCATACGCATATGATACTGAAAATTTTCCATGACATCGTAGACGAAGAGGACAAGCTGTGGCTCCAGTGGGACGGACTTGACGGCATCACGTACAAGGACGTCCGCGAGGCGCTTGCGGCTATGCCCGAGGATGACGACATCATCGACATCCGTCTTCACTGTGACGGCGGCAACGTCGTCGAGGGATGGTCCATCTACGACGCACTTCGCCAGGCCGCCGGAAAGACCATCAGCGCGACCATCGAGGGCAAGTGCTCGTCCATCGCCACCATCATCCTGCTGGCCGCTCCAAAGGAGCGTCGCTTTGCCTACCGCAACGCCAGCCTGTGTATCCACAACCCTGCGCTTGCCCAGTACCCGGACGACCTCTTCTGCTGCTCGCGCCTGACCAGCGGGGAGCTCCGCTCGCAGAGCGACATGCTCAAGACGCTGGCCACGCAGCTTGACAACGAGACGGCGAAGATCCTCAACCTCTATGTCGAGCGCACGGGCGCAGACCTCAAGGAGCTGAAGAAGCTCATGGAGCAGGACATCTACATCAATATGGACAAGGCCCTGGAGCTCGGATTCATCGGCTCTGTCCTTCCTGAAATGACAGACACCAAGTCTCATATTAAAAATTTAAAATCAAAGAGTATGCCAGAGAATGTAACGATTGATGCAAAGACCGCAGCGCGGATCTGCGCATTGTACGGTGTGAAGTCGCTGGATGAGCTGAAGGACCTCAAGGTCCTCGACCAGTACATCACCAGCGCTTCGGGCGAGAGCTTCACCGTGGAACGTGAGGAGGGTGACCCGCAGGTAGGCGATGTGGCCTATCCCGACGGCACCTACACTATGGAGGATGGCACCGTGGTCGTTGTTGCCGACGGAGTCATTACTGAGATCAACAAGCCCAAGGAGGACACCTCCGAGGAGCCTACTGAGGAGGACCAGCTGAAGGCCCAGATCGACGACCTGCAGACGCAGATCAACGAGCTGAAGAGCCAGGTTGAGGACAAGGACACCAAGCTCGCCGACATGCAGGCGAAGCTCGACGAGGCCAACGGCCAGATCGAGGCGCTGAAGGGTGAGCAGAAGACCGAGGACGAGAAGAGCATCCTGGAGACCGTCGGCAAGGCGGGCGGTAAGGAGTGGCTCGACAAGGTCTGTGGCATGAAGTCCACCTTCAGTCCCAAGAACCGCCAGTTCGTGGCCCACAAGGACCGCGCTTCTGAGGGTGCTCCCGAGAACGAGACCAAGACCCAGCGCAAGATCCGTGAGACCAAGGAGGCCTACGCCAAGCGCAAGAACAAGGAGGTCAGCGGCAAGAAGGACTGAGCCTTCCGTGAGAGACTAAGCAACAAGAGTAAACAATCAACACAAAAGAATTAAGGATATGATTAATTGGGAACAGTTCACCGTTGACAACGGTGCGATTACCGACCTGAAGGACCTGCTTTTCCTGCAGACCTTCGAGGATCCTGACGTGGAGAAGGTCACCACCCAGAAGACTGAGGTGGAGAACGGCAAGAAGCTCGACTATGTCGACACCATGCAGGATGTAGGTGTGAAGGGTGGCGGTTGCGACCCTGAGTATGAGAAGGTGCACATCTCCGGCGTCGAGAAGGAGTGGGAGCTGGGCACATGGGAGATTGCAGAGTACCTCTGCTACACGGAGATCGAGAGCACCATAGGCAAGAAAGGCCTCAAGGCCGGCACCGAGAAGGCCGACCTGCAGGACACGCCATATTGGGACCTCGTGCTGATGCCGCTGCTGCAGCGTGTCATCAAGCAGATGTTCTGGCGTATGGTATGGTTCGGAGACACCGCTGCCAAGAACGTGGCGGAAGGCGGTATCATCACCAACGGCGTGAAGACGAAACTCTTCACCACCTCGGACGGTCTGTGGAAGCGCATCTTCGCCATCTGTGCAGCCAACGGCACACAGCGCACGACCATCGCCGCCAATGCGGAGGCCACGCTGGCAGGCCAGATTGCCAAGCTGAAGACTGAGGGTACGGCCATCGGCATCGTTGACGACCTGCTGCAGAATGCGGACTCCCGCATCTTCGACGACGAGGACGCATGTCTCGTCATGACCAACAGCCTGTTCAAGGCACTCCGCAACGACGTATACAAGCTGACCAAGTGCACGCTGACCGTCGAGCAGGTGGCCAAGGGCATCCAGCTGTCCGAGTATGACGGCAAGCCCATCATCGTTCTCGACGTATGGGACCGCATGATCAAGAAGTACGAGGCAGAGCTGGAGGAGGATGGCAAGACCATCAAGCGCCTCAACAACCCGCACCGTGCCCTGGTGGTATCACCGAACAACCTGTTCGTAGGAACTGAGGACAAGGACAAGATCGCCAACCTGACGATCAAGTTCAACGATATCAACCGCAAGAACTACATCTACGCCAGCTCTACCATCGGTACGCTCGTCGGCGAGGATGCACTCCTGCAGGCCGCATACTAACCCTTAAACGCCACTGTATATGGGAAACTGTGATTTCAAGATTGCAAAGAGCATCGATTTCGACTGCGCGAACATGTCCGAGAAGGGTGTCGAGAAGGTTGGCTACATTGTCAACTACGCTGACGTCCTGAAGGACCAGTGCAACCGCAGCGGGAATCTCATCAGCGCTCTTGCCCTTGTCAGTGGTGCCAAAGGCTACCAGATCATCGTCCCGGAAGGCACCCCCTTCAACGGGACGCTGATCGAGGCTGTGGTGGGGACTTACCGCACGAAGTGGAACAAGACCGTTGCCTTCGTCATCCTCAACAGCGGCCCGGACGTGAGCCATGACATCATCGACAAGCTGGCGAACGGTAAGTTCGTCATCGTGCTTGAGAACGTGTTTGCCGGTTCCGACTCCAAGAACAAGTTCGAGGTCTATGGCTTCGAGCAGGGTCTGAAGCTCACCGCAGGCACCCGTGACCTGAACTCTGACGATACCGACGGCGGCTGGAGCGTCACGCTCCAGGAGCAGAACGCACCGTCTTCCGGCCTTTTCCTGTTCGATACGGACGAGGCAAAGACACGTACGCTGCTCAACAGCCTGGGTACCACCTAATGGGACCGTAGCCTATGCTGTTGTCATATAGCGAGGTTATGAATCGCCTGTCGGAGATGAGGATCCGCTTTGATGACGGGTTCTCTCCATCTGACAGGCTTTTTCTACAGGAGGCAAGCGTCCGCATCCTCGGGGTCCCGGTACGCAACACAAGCTGCAAGGACTGTTACCGCGACGCTTATCTGGAGATAATATACAAACTAAAAAAACAAGGAACAATGCCGAAAGAAAAGAAATTCATCCTCCGTGCGGGAGTGCTGCTCCACTACAACGGAGAGGCGTACGTCAATGACAACCTCACCGACGACATCGCCATGGATGCCCTTAACGACAACAAGGGCCGTCTGGACCTCTTCCAGAAAGTACCCGACAACCTCGACGAGGTGCTCGCTGCACGCAAGGCCGTGAAGGCCGAGAAGAAGCCTGCCGACGACGCCCCGAAGGAGGAGCTGGTCAAGCAGATCGAGGGCCTGAAGGCCGTCAATGCCGAACTCACCGGGAAGCTCGAGGGCGCGGAGAAGACGTTCGAGGCCAAGGAAGCCGAGATCGCCGCCCTGAAGGAGACCGTCGAGAAAGGCAAGGCCGAAGCAGGCGAGGAGATCGCCCGCCTCAACTCCGTCATCGAGGCCAAGGAAGCCGAGATCGCCGCCCTGAAGGAGACCGGAAAGGCTGAAGAGAAGAAGGGCGAGGCTCCTGCAGACCAGAAGCCTGCAGAGGAGGCCGCACCAGCTGCCGAGGCTCCTGCCGAAGAGGCCGGGAAAACCAAGGCCGCAGCAAAGAAGTAAGACCGATCCACCCAACATTAGCAACCGCCCTCTATGAACATCCATAACGTTAAGAAGGCACAGAAGCGCTTCGACGTGCGCTATCTGTCGACGATGAACATCCAGACCTACGGCAAGGATAACCTCTATCCCCAGCGTATGCTGGAGCTGCTGAAGAACTCGCCGACGGCAAGGACGTGCTGTAACCGTTACGAGACGTTCATAGAGGGCGGAGGCTTTTCGGACAAGATGCTTGCGGAGTTCGTATGCAACAGGTCGCGGGAGACCGTTGCGGAGCTGCTGCACCTTGTCGCAAAGGACCTTGCTGAGTTCAGCGGTTTCGCCCTCCATGTCAACTACGACATGATGGGGCAGATCGTGGAGGTCCAGCACATCCCCTTCGAGGCCTGCAGGCTGGAGGAGGAGGATGACCTCGGCCATGTGACGTACATCAACTACCATCCCGACTGGACGGGCAAGAAGACACGTTCCGGCAACCGCATTTCCGTGACGTCCGAGAACGTGAAGAAGTTCTATGTCTTCAACCCCAACCCGTTCGTTGTCCTCGACCAGGTGGAGGAGAGCGGAGGCATGGACAAGTACCTCGGGCAGATCCTGTGGTACTCGATGGACGGACGGTACAAGTACCCAACGCCCATCTATGACGGCGTCGTGACGTGCATGAGCACTGACGACGGCCTTGACAACGTGAAGTACCGAAACGTGCGCAACAACTTCCTGCTGGCCGGCATGTTCATACACAAGAAGGCCATGCAGCTCGGCATCGACCCCGACACGGGGAAGCCTGTCGACAGCAACGACGTGAACAGCGCCATCAGCGAGAGCCTCGACATCTTCCAGGGTGACGAGAACGCCTGCGCTATCATGGACGTGACCATCAACCAGGAGGAGGACTTCCCGGAGTTCAAGAGCTTCGAGGCCCAGAATTTCGACAAGAAGTTCGAGACCACGGAGAAATCCACGGAGGAGCGTATATATGCCGCCTTCAACCAGGAGGTGTTCTACTGCATCCGCACAGGCAAGCTCGGATTCTCCGGCACGGTCGTCAACGACGCCTTCGAGTACTACAACAGCTGCGTGATGAGGGAGAGGACGGAGATATCCAAGGTATTCCGCAAGGTATTCTCGTGCTTTGCCGTCAGCCTCAACGACGACAACCCGATATGCCCTACGGACGACTTCTCGATCCTTCCCGTGAAGCACATCAGCAACGAGGAGTCAAACGAGAACAGTAACAAACAATGACGAACTGACTATGGAGCACCTTATCACCATCGAGGAGCTAAGACAGCTCGGAAGGCCGATCAGCCAGCAGATAGACGACGAGAAGCTGCTGTCGTATATCTACGAGACGGAACGCCTCAGCATCAAGCCCGTGCTGGGGGACGAGCTCTTCGCGCGTGTCCTCAAGGCCGCAGCGGAGTGGGAGCAGGGCAAGATAGAGGAAGACATGAAGAAGCTGCTCGACGGCGGTGAGTACACCGACTGTAACGGGCAGTACCATATATTCAGCGGGCTGCGCATGGCCATGAGCTACTTCGTCTATGCGCAGTATGTCATGGACGGGGACTTCCAGCTCACCCGTGCCGGAGTGGTCATGAAGAACAGCGACTACTCATCCCATGTGTCATCGAAGGAACGGAGCGACTGCTACAACAACGCGTTGGCGGCTGCGCAGGGGTTCCTCAACGAGACGATGGGCTACGTGCGCTTCGCCTTCCCGGACTGCTACAGGCAGCGAAGGGGGAACGCAGGCAGCCCGCACAACGCGATAACAGTCAAGAAGATCGGATAGAATGCCAGAGTCACTGAACACCCTTCAGCAGAAGATCGCCATCCTTGAGCAGGAGTACAAGACCATCAGGGACGAGACGCATGCAGGCCACAACACGGCGGCCCGCATCGGAAAGGCGTTCCTTGACCTGCTGTACCTGCTGGAGGTCTATGACGGGCTCTTCATATCCAAGGCGCACGACGACGAGACGCACTACCAGGTGCAGTTCCTCGCAGGCCTCATCGCCGACATGTTCGTCAAGTCCCCGGACTGGCGCCTCGGCGAGTGGCTCAAGGACCCGAAGGGGCGTGACGTGAACAACGGCAAGGGCTTCGACATCTGGAAGAACGCCGTCGACATGTGGAACATCGAGATCGACTACGCCACCGTCCGACAGCTGCTGCGCTGCCGTGAGCTCTATGCACAGTCGGCGCATATCGACGAGGTGACCAACCAGACTCTCTTCAAGGTCGGCCTGCAGACACTCGGGAACATCCTCATCGGCTACTATGCCGAAGGCGTGCAGGGCGGCATCATCACCCCTGACGGGCACGTGGAGATCAACACGCTCGTGTCAAGGGGGCTGGCGAAGCTGCAGGAGCTCTTCGTCGTCAACGACGCTACCTTCGGGGGCAACCTGTCCTCCGTCGAGTTCATCAGCTCGTTCCTCGGGGGAAAGGGTTGGGCCATCCAGAAGAAGAAGCGCATCAACGCCCTCGGCGTGGAGGAGGAGTACTACACGCTGGAGATCGACAACGTGACCATCCGTGAGACGCTCCGTGTCTATGAGATGGTGGTGTCGCAGCTCCGCGGCGAGTTCGACAACTACGTCTTCGCTGCCATGATGGAGGTGCACCACTACGACAAGATGACTGGAAAGGTGTGGCTCACCACCGAAGGCGGGCGCATCAAGGGTGTTGCCTTCAGGAAGGGCGACTACATCAAGTGCCAGCAGTACCTGCCTGGAAACGACGTCGTCAGCGGAGGTAACGGCTATATCACCAAGAGCTACGAGCTCGTCGTCACGAACTCCGGCACTGGCGGGGAGACCGACGAGAACGGAGACCGCCTCGACTGGATCACCTTCAAGAACTTCGTCACGTCCATGGAGACGGAGGACGGCGGCACTTCCGAGGTGAAGGTTCCTGCAGCCATCCGGACAAGGACGGCGGAGCTGCTGAGGAACTTCGACTCGGAGGGGATATCGGTATCTTCAGGCTCCCTCACATTCGACTATCTGTCGGCCCTCGTCTACGAGGCCAGCGAGCAGTTCAGCGGGCATTCCGCCTACGGCCTGCCCCTGCTGTTCAAGAAGTCGCTCTTCCCGAACGTCATCGACCCGTACGGCACCGACACCAGCTCAAGGGCGTTCGAGTGCATGGCCGGATGGCTCCTTGCGTCTGCCCTGACGGAGATATTCCCTGGCAAGCGCAATGAGCTGCTGAAGATCGGCTACAACATGGGGCCGGACAAGGGCACGTACATATACAAGTACACCTTCGAGAGCGACCCGAACGTCGGGCGCCTGGTGGCATCAGCCATCTGCGCCGCCAT